TGGCAAATCAATCGTGTCAGTGGGTTCAACAACATATGGACGCTATTGATTTGGGTGATGACTTAACCATTTCTGTTACACCAGAATTTATGGAAACAGTTGATATTACACAAATCAAGGAAGCTTACGCATCCATTGGCGTCATTGTCACGTCAGCAGACAAGAAGAAACCTATTGAATATGAATCATATGAGGAACTATCGTTCTGTAGTCGGAAAATTCGTCGTACACGAAACAATGTTATCGTTCCAGCCCTTAAAGTTTCAACGTTGAAAGCTTTATTGGAGTGGTATTCACCGCCTCGGAAACCGATTCATAAAGGCGAATTTACCACCATGGTTACCAATGAGGAGCAAATTATACAAAATGTCAACCTAGCATTGGCAGAGGCGTCCCTCCACTCAAAAAGCCTCTTTGATAAGTTTCTAAAGATCGCAAAGATTATAAGGACCAATTTCCAGAAACGAGGAGTACCATATGAGACAATACAAAAGTTTGACTTACGATATCATGACGTTCGAGAAAAAGAAACAGAGGAAATAGTTTTGGGGCGTAGTATGTTTAAAAGAATTTTACAAATCTCTGAAAATAAAGATTCGAACCAGATGAATACTTCACCAGTAATTCTTGTCGAAGAGTGGTGCAATCACTATAAAATTGCAAAGCCCGATATTATCGAGCATACATCACCAAAAGTAGATGATGACATTCCGTCTAAGTGTGCCATTTCAGTCAAATGGCGCGGAAGAGACGAGACATTCAGTGGAACTGGAGTCAACAAGAAAGCTAGTAAGTTTTCAGCTTATAAAGCTCTTGTTGATGCGCATCACATTCAGCGCATCGTTCCAAAGGAGTCATTATTCCGCTTTTGCAAGCAGAAGATACAAGCAGTTGGCGCCTCAGAAATAAGAGTTTTTGATAAGCAATCATATTTATGTATGATCACAATACCAACAGACGACATTCAGGCAATCGGACGAGATGAAGATCTCGAAATAGCGGTTTACACTGCTCGAGCTGACTTGTATAACCAATACCAACACCGCGAAGAGAAAGACGTAGCGATCGTCATTAATCAACCAAGTGACGAGGAAGTAATAACTCAAGCTCTCGATCACATTTCTCTTGGATGCGACGACATAGCTGGCATCTCTGACATTGAAATTATTACCAGCATGCGTCAAGACAGAAATCAGTCAGCAGTAGGAAATCTCTCGACATCAAGTGCAGGCTTATCAGCAGTGGCACAACCAAATTCAGTGCCTCCACCTTCCATTGAACTTACTCCACAAATGATGGCTCCACCTCGATTGGAAGAATCACCAACAACAATGCTTGGTCAGCCAACAGAAATAGCTGAGCAACCTAATCTTCTTGGTCCTCCAGATATGTTGGGATTTACAG